GGTTGCCACGCCCCATTCCGTGCCGGCGCTGTTCCTGGCACAACGGCTCTACAGGGACGCCAGCCGGGCCGACGAGCTGGTGGCCGAGGCCAACCCGATACATCCCGCGTTCATGCCGCCGTCGTTCAAGGCGCTGGCGCGATAAACCAGCCGCTTCGGCGGCCTTCCGAAAGAAAACGATGCAAGATGATCTGACCCTCGTTGTCGGAGGCATTCGCCTGTCCGGTTGGGACTCGATCCGCGTCACTGCCGGCATCGAGCGTTGTCCGAACGAGTTCGACATCACGATGAGTGAACGCTTTGCCGGTGAACTGGCCGGCGCCTCTACGGTGGTGAACGCGGGCGACTCATGCGATGTGCTGCTCGGTGACGACCTGGTCATTCGCGGCTACCTCGACCGGTTCATTCCGACGATCAACGACGGGCAACACGCGTTACAGGCCACCGGGCGCGGTCGTTGTCAGGATCTAGTGGACTGTGCGGCGGAGTGGCCGGGAGGCCAGATCACGGCGTCAAGCGCGCTGGGCGTGGCGCAAAAACTGTGCGAACCGTATCAGCTGTCCGCGACCTGCTTGGGGGACCCCGGCGGGCCGATCCCGCTGATGGTGCTCAACAACGGCGAAACGGCCTTCGAGATCATCGAGCGCGTCTGTCGGTACAGCGCGCTGCTGGTATACGAAGGCCAAGATGGCAACCTGGTGATGAGCCAAGTAGGTACGGAAAAGGCCGCCAGCGGCTTCCAGCAGGGCGTCAACGTGTCGAACGCTTCCTGCGCTTTCTCCGCCGATCAGCAGTTCTCCGAATACCTGGTGGTGCGCATGTCGATGGACGTGCTGCAGGACGCTGGAGACGCTGGCAACACGGTCGAGACAGTCACGAACCCGAATATCAAACGGCATCGTCGCCGCGTGATTGTCTCGGAGGGCGGCGACATGGGATCGGACGTAGCGAAGCAGCGCGCGCTGTGGGAGTGTAGCCGGCGCTGGGGGCGCGCGGCGCAACTGCGCTTGACCACGGATAGCTGGCGGGACTCCGCCGGCAAGCTCTACAGGCCGAACACGCTGGTCGATATCGATATCCCGTTCCTCAAGATCGTCAAGCGCACATGGTTGATCAGCGAGGTGACATACCGGCGCGACGGGCAGGGCACGGCGGCCGACCTGGTCATCATGCCGCCGGAAGCGTTCGCGCCTGAACCAATTTTGCTCCAGCAGGGACCTGCGGAGCTTGGGCAGCAATAGGAGAACGCATGAGTGAGATTTACGCCGCCATCGAGCGGGTGTATCGCCGGGTGCTGCTAGTCGTTGGGCGCGGCCGGATCAAGACCGGTGCTGACGACGGCCCAGCCCAGAGGCAGCAGGTGCGGCTGAGCCAGTTCGAGACGTTTGACGACATCCCAAGGCTGTCTGAGTACGGCTTCAATTCGATGCCGCCGGAGGAGTCCGACGCGGTGCTTATCTTCGCGGGGGGCAACCGGCGCGACGGTGTCATCATCGCCACCGGCAACCAGACGTACCGCATGCGCAACCTCAAGCCGGGTGAGGTATCGATTTCCGACAACCTGGGCCAGTCGGTCTACCTGACGCAGAGCGGCATCGTCATTGACGGCGCCGGCCTGCCGATCCTGGTGCACAACACGCCGTCCGTGACGTTCGACACGCCTACCGTACACGCGACCGGCGATGTAGTGATCGACGGCGCGCTGCTGGTCAAGAAAGATGCCACGGTCGAGCAGAACGTCTTGGTCGAGAAGAGCATAACGGCGCAGGGCGATATTTCCGACCACGGCAGCAAGTCGATGGCGGCGATGCGCGACGTCTTCAACAACCACGATCACGCGGTGGCCAGCGTCAAGGCCGGCACCGACAGCACCAAGACCAACAAACCGAACCAATCCGAATGAGCGACACAACAATTATCTGGGACCCCAAGCAGGGGATGGGCGACTGGGCGCTCGATGGGGCGCAGCTGCAGGCCGGCAACGATCTGGTGACGGCGGTCTACATCAGCGTATTTAGTGACCGGGTGGCCGGCGCCGACGACGTCATTCCGGACGGCTCGGAAGATCCGCGCGGTTGGTGGGGCGATGGCGATTTCGTCATTGGATCGCGGCTGTGGCTGCTGCGCCGCTCTAAGCAGACCATCGAGACGCTGAACCTGGCCAAGGACTACATCACCGAGGCGCTCCAATGGCTGATCGATGACGGCGTCGTCGGCAGCTTTGATATCACCGTCGAGTGGACGGCGGCCGGAATGCTGGGCGCCAACGTCGTCGCGCACAAGCCGGCCGGTGGGCCGACATCAATGCAATTTTTCTGGAACTGGAGTACCTGAAATGCCCTATGCACGACCCACACTTTCCGGCCTGCAGGAGACGGTGGCCAGCGACATCGCCGCCAGCTTGAAAGGCTCGGATGCACTGCTGCGCTTCTCTAACTTGGGCATTACCGGCCGGGCGCAGGCGGGCCTGGCCAACATGCACTACGGCTACTTGGACTGGATCGCAAAACAAGCGGTGCCATTCACGTGCACCGACGAATTCCTGGAAGGCTGGGCGGCGCTCAAGGGAATCTTCCGCGCGCCCCCGACTAGTGCGGCCGGCACGGTCATGTTTAATGGCACCGCCGGGAAGTCGATCCCGAAGGGCGCCGGCATCGCGCGCAGCGACGGCGTCGCATTCTTTGCCACATCGGCGGCCGTCGTGTCTGCGGACGGCACGATCTCGGTGCCGGTGAGTGCGGTTGCCGATCCTGCAGGTCTGGCTGGCGCATTCGGCAACACACCGGTGGGCGCCGCAATGACGCTGTCGCAGTCCATCGCCGGCATTCAGTCCACGGGCGCAATCAGCGTGGAGGTCAAGGGTGGCGCAGATCTGGAAGGCAGCGACAGCCTGCGTAGCCGGATGCTCGCGGCATACCAGCAGGCGCCGCAAGGTGGTGGTCAGACCGATTACGAGAGTTGGGCGAAAACGGCGCCCGGTGTCACGCGTGCCTGGTGCGTGCGCAATGGCTTCGGTATCGGCACGGTCGTCATCTTCACGATGTTCGATCAGGTGCGCGCCGCGACCGGCGGCTTCCCGCAAGGAACGGACGGCGTCGCCGCTGCCGAACCGCGCGGGATCGTCGCCAGCGGGGACCAGTTGGTGGTGGCCAACACGCTGTACGGCGTGCAGGCAGCGGTCGGCTTGGTGTATGCCGCCGCGCCGATCCCGCATGCGGTCGACCTGACCATTCAGGGGCTGAACCCGTCGTTGCAGGCGGCCGTCACTGCCGCAGTTGCGGCCACGCTGCTGACGCAAGGCCGGCCAGGGGGAACGATCCCCTTCGGCGCCGTCTGGTCGGCAATCGCCACGGCCGTGAACGGCAACGCGTTCACCGTGACGCCGACTGCTGACATCGTGTGCGGCTTCGGCCAGCTGCCGGTGGTGGGCACAATCAGCTTTGGGAGCTGACATGGCCGCTCCTTCCTACAGCGCCTCGGACTACCTTGGCGCGCTACAGGCGCTCATGCCGCGCGGCCGGATCTGGCCGCGTGATGTGTCGTCGGTGCAGGCCAAGGTGCTGGCCGGCTTGACCAAGGTCTACGAAGCACACAACCAGCGCGCCAACAACCTGCTGGTCGACGCTTTCCCGAAGACGACGGCGGAACTGCTGCCGGAATGGGAGGCGACGCTCGGGCTGACATCGGCCAGCGCCGGGCCGGTCGCGTCGGTCGCCGCGCGCCAGGCGCTGGTAGTGGCCCGGCTCATCGGTGCAAACGGGATCGCGGCCGACGATTTCGCGGGCTACGCGGCGCTACTCGGCTATTCCGTCACGGTGAAGGGCAACGCGCCATTCCGCTGCGGCCAGAGCCGCGCGGGCGCGCACGTCGGCGCGGTCGAGCGGATGTTCGAGTGGGTCGTCACCGCGCACGCGCTGCCGTCGATGCCGTTCGGCGCGTACGGCCCCGCGCTGCTGCAGCAGGAAATGCAGCGCTTGGCTCCACCGTATGGCTTCCTAAAATTCGTTTTCAACTGAGGTGACAGATGTATCAAATTGATGTGCCAAGTGCCTCGCCCACGCTGCCGGCGGCATCCGCTCCCGGCCTAGCCGGTTTCTTCACGGACGGCAGCGTCGCCGGCGGCATCGACCCAACCGTGGTCCCGGCGGAGTTTCTCAACGCGGTGATGCTCGAATTGCTTGGCGTTGTGACCGCCGTGGGCGTTGTGCCGACGAAGGGCAACAACGGCCAGCTGTTGTTGGCGATCCAGCGTCTGATCGAGGCGCGATCCGGCAATTATGCGCTCGATACAGGTGTGGCAAACGCTTACGTGATCGCGTTGAATCCGCCTGTCGTCGCGAACACCAACGGCTTGGAGGTGACGTTCCGCGCACGCAATGCCGCAACGGGAGCCAGCACGCTCGATAGCGGTCCGGGTCCTGTTCCTCTGCTGCGCGATGACGGCGGCACGGTAAGAAAGGGTGACATCCCGGCGAACAGTGTAGTCAAGGCGAACTTCGATGCTGCTGCTGGCGCATTCCTTCTCAACAGCATCGTGCCCTCGCAGCTGGGCGCCCTGGCGACTTTGAATATTGGCGCCGGTTTGGTGGTCGATGGCGCCGGAAATCTCGCAGTCAGCACGGCAGGCCAAGCGTCTGATCTCTATTTTTATAGTCAATTCTGAAAGAACCTATGGCGACATGGAAAGCTAAGGCAGCGCCCCAAGCGGGCGTCTACGTGACACTGGGCGTCGTCCCCGTGGATATGGCCATCAACATCATTTGCATCAACCGCGATTCGGTCAACGCCGTGACGGTGCGCTTGGGCGCGTCGGACGCGGTCGTTTCGCCGCTGCCCATTCCGGATATTGACTATCTCGAACCCCCGGATCTGGTCATCCCGGCGGGCGGGAAACTGGAGCTGACCGGCTATGCGGTCGCTGCCGGCGAGGCGATTACGGTATTCAACAGCGCGGCCAAGGTGACTTGGCGCGCGCATGGACGATAGGAGTAAACCTTGGGACGATTTTTAACTAGCGGCAATGCCGCCTCCGCTGCAAGCGGTGCGCTGCAAGCGCTCAACACTGTCGCGACCATGGCGGAAGCCGTGGTGCAAGGACAAATCCTCACCTTGGGTGCCGACGGGAAGGCTTATTACGCCGGCGACCCAACCAACAATCCGTACGCCACCAATTTGCGGCCCATTGCGCAGGCGATTACGGTCTACAACGCGTTGGCGGTTCCAGCCACCTATGTAGCGACGGGCGGGGCGTTAAATTCCACCACATTCAGTCTGTCGAACGGCAATACAGGATTCCTCTACGCCCAAGCCGCAAACTTGTATTTTGCCGCAGTGGGTGTTGATGGCGCCTCCGTCGTCCAGCCTGTTCTGCTCGCCAGCGACTACGCGTCGAATGCGACGGCCATTCCGCTTAGTGGCGGCGGCTTTGCATTCATCTACGTTGGCGCGTCGACCTATCCGAAGCTCGGTATCTACTCCAATGCGGGTGTGCAGGTGTCTGCGCCGGCTACAGTGCAGAGCGTGGCCTCGAACCTGACTAACACGACGCCGCAGCTGTGCCAAATTGCCAACGGCAACGTGGTCGTGCTATTCAGGACTGCATCAACGGTCGGCTTCGCAATCTATTCGCCAGTGGGAGCGGTCGTGGTCGCGCCCGTGACGATTACCTTCGGCGCGACGGTGACGCCCTGCGGGGCTGGTTTCGTGGTGGGGTATCTTTCGGGCGGTCTTTACGCGGCGGCCACCTTCTATTCTGCTACCGGTGCGGCTGGTGCAACGACCACGTCGTCGACTACGCTTTCCTCGTCGGGCGCAACTAGTGCGGGTGTGGCTCCTGCTGTCCTATCGAATGGCAACGTCGTGGTGGCCGGCTACAGCACCAACGGGACGGTGACCGGTGTTGTTGCGGTGATCGTGTCGCCAACTGGCGCCGCAGTCGCGAACAACATTAAGGTGTTCTCAGGAACGGGCACGCCTCTCGCACAGGTGCTGCCCACTGCGGATGGCGGCTTCATCGTGTTCGTCGGAGCCACTGCACTGAATGCGGTTCGTGTGAATGCTGCGGGTGTGGCAGTAGGTACGATATTGCTTATTGACTCGGCGGCTGGGCTTACATTAACTGGCTTCATCCGCGCAGCGATCATCGCGGACGGAAGTATCGTGGTGGCCTATACGAACGTCGGCACTGTGAGCATCGTGCGCATCAACAGCG